GACAAGTAAGTAAATCATTTGTAGAGTTATCATCTTGTAAACATGCGTCTACATAATATGTCGCTGGTATTGCCGAAAAGTTAGGATCACCGCTCCATAGTTGTTCGTTTGTACAATTGCATTCACTTACTTCAAAAGTAAGTCTTGAATAAAGTCTTGCGTTAGGATATGAATTACCAACAAGTCCAGCGTTTAAAATAGTATTAAGTTGGTTCCAGTCTAAATTTATATTAACATTAACTTGATTAGAGTTCCAATTTAGGTCTACATTGCCATCTAACGTTCCACCATGCCAACCCCCGGTACCAACTCTAATATCACCAATAATATTACCCCATGAAGTAGTTGCTGTGTTTGTTAAATCCCAAGAGTATAATGTTTGAACATAAGCCCCTGAATCATCTAATTCTTCTAAGTGTATATCGGTTATTATTGTTAATTCACCTCCAGTTGGTGATGTTGGAAACCAATTTGGATTAAAACAGTGATCAGTTGCGGTTGCTGAAGCAAGTTGATTGTAAAAATATACCGATCCTAATTCTACAGCATTCATAGAACTAGTCATATGATCTAAGAAAGTTTGAGGACTTGTTATCGTCATATCACCAACAAGAGTTCGAGGTGCACCATTAAATGGCCAAGCACAATTAATAATTTGAAAACCGTTTACACAAGTATAATAATACTCACAACTTCCATCATCAATTGTTGCACTTGCGTCATAATTTACAGCTCCTGAATCTGTACATCCTGTGCAAGAGGTAAAATCACACTCGTCAACATTTGTACAGTTACCATCAAGCACAGCTTGTGCATCACAAAGAAAATCAAATGTACCAAAATTACAAGCTAAAGGATCTGTACACCCATACGTAGGCATTGTACATGAACCATCATCAACAGTGGCAAAAGGATCGTAGTTAACCGCTAAAGGATTAGTACAACCAGTAACAGGACAAGCGTCTGTTTTCTTATTACATTCTCTAGCTACAGAAGTTTTTACTATTAATTTAGTATGTTGATCAAAATCTGAAAAGCAAACTTGAGTTCCACTAGGATCGCAGCCGTAGGTTCTAGGTATACCACCACTATGATCCCAACCAGAACCATATAAACTACTATTAGAACCAACTCTATCTCTAGCTATATTTACTTTTTTTGGCTCAGAATAATTATCTGTCCAAAAAAGCATATCATCAATTATATTAATACCTGTTATTTTTCTAGTTGGATGAAAGTTTAAAACTCTATCACCATGAAAAGAAATAGTGTCCCATTGAGATATATGAGGGTCGATATTTTCACTTAAGGTTAATATAGCTATATCACCATTATAAACTATTTTTTCAATAAACACATCTTTAGTAGGAGGTATATTACCATTGTCATCACGAATAATCATACCCCATCTTAATTGAAAAGAATTAGTACATACATGTATTATTGATTGGTCACAACCACTAAAAGATCCTGATAACGGATCTATTTCGTATACTTCTGTTTGAATTTTATATATATCAACAAATATAGATCTTTCTTTTTGCCACCATAAATCACTTAATACTTTAGTAGTGTTATATTCTACTATTCGATCCATCCAAACACCATGTCTATTATTAGCATCTGGTGTAGTACTAACAAATCTATAAATCATATCTGTTTGAGGATTTATAGTTGAGGCTATATGATAATTAGTACCGTAATATCTACCATTTACATTTTGACTAGGAGTGTAGGTGCAACTAGGTATTATTTGATCTACTATATAATCACCTTTATCTCCTTGTATTGCTTCTGTTACTTTTAAATTACCTAATATATTTTGAGCGGCACCTACATCTGAGTCTTCAGAATTAGACACGTCAATATTTAGCGCCTCTCTATACAAACCTCTAGGCACTATTCTTTCATCGAGGTCTTTCTCCATTCGACCTCCTGTAAAAGTATTTTTTAATTCAGGCATTTAATTAATGTTTAATATGTTTCGATATACCTCTAAAGACTTGTGTTATTTCTTCTAGTTTAATATTTGACAATCTTATTTTTGCTTTTCTAGTTTCAGCAAATTTTTCTCTTTTAAATCTAGCTATAGTACCTTGATCGACATCTGCTCTAGCTTGAGCACATCCATAAGCAATCCATTTATACATTGCTTCTTCAGCTAATTTAGGAACTATCAACTCATCATCAGTACCATGACCATCACTTATATATTCTAACACAATAGTTTCACCAACCATACTAGAACTAAAGAATATCATACCTGTACGACAATCTATAAAATAAGATCCGTTGTTGTGAGAAAACTCTGGTTCCATACCAAAACGTTGTCCCATATTTGTAAAGTACGAACTATTATCAACTGATGCGTTAGAGTTAACACTAACACTATTTGAGTTAGCTGAACTACTTTTATATCTTGACCAGCTATCAGATATATCTTCGTAAGTTGTAACAGTTTGTGTAACTTGTGGTAATCCACCAGTTAATAAAGCGTTTAAGTTTATACCATTGTTTGCTGGTTGAAGAGGGTCTGTAAAAGCTGTCCAACCTCCATTGGCAAGAGTTTCGGTAAATATTTGATTTAACGTCATGTTATTAACATTCATATTCCAATTAGTCCATCCCGCTGGATTTTGTGTACCACAATTTATAGGTCCACCAGCTGCTGCTAATTCTTGGCAATAAGTGTCAACACTTGCGAAAAAATCTTGAAAATATCCATTTGTAGTTGAGTTAGCGTTTGGATTGATAACAAAACCACAAGGACCAGCGCCTACTAAAACAGTATTACCAACTGTTAAAATATCTAATATACCAACTATATCATTAACAGTATAATCAGCGCTAGCTATACTTACTCCATACAGAGTGTATATTGTTTGAGCAGCACAACCAGCCCAATTGCTAAAAGTTGGTGATGGAGTTGTTAAATCTTGAGTACTACATATTTCATCTTGTGGATCTAAATTTTGACCATTGTATTGATATGTTTGAGACGTGTTATTATCACCACAATCAGTACAAGCATCTTGATCTTGTTCTATAGCAAATGGATTACTAGTTTTTCTAGTTGGATATATAATACGGTGTATACCATCAGAATCAACACGACTTAACTTTACATAGTTAACATAATCATTTGGAAGTGGTACTTTTAAATTGTTACAAACTTCAACCTCAATACTTTTACAAGATTTTAACGTATCATAATGCAATTCTTGTAATGCTCTATGTGCATGGTAAGATATATCACCACCGTGTAAATTTGCAAATATTTTGTTTTCACCAACATACACCGCTGTAAAATTATTTATAATTTCTTGTAATGACACAAAAGAATATTCACCATAGTTACTACCAGAATAATAACTTTGAGCGTTAGTTGCTTGTGCGTTTCCTCCAGGAGAGTTTGGTATTGGTAAAGTTATAGGCATAATTATTTATTTTCTTGTTGTTGATTTAATGCTTCTTCAGCGGCTCCAGCTTGATATAATAATTGATCTTCAATAGATATACCAGCTAGTTTTAATACTTTAGCTACTATATCAGCTTGTTCACCAACTTCTAAATCAAAATCTTTACTAGCGCTTGGATTCCAAACTGGTTTTTCATTTACAATATTGTAACCCCAATAAACACTACTAGGTCTACCTGTTATTGTTTCACATGTTATACCAGTTGTCACTTGTGTTAACGTTGTCCCGTTACCACGCCAAACTTGTATTTTGTTTATACCATCTTCAAAATATACAACATCACTAAAACCTGTTTTGTGCCATCTAGATCCTCTTATATCATATATTTCACTTGGTTCTATTAATCTTATGCTTCTTTTTTCACCAGCCACAGTGGCAAATATTCTACCGGTATAAACAATTGTAGACGCAGAAGTAAAAGGTATATTTGTTCCACCAGTAACTGGGGTACTAGTACTATGAGTAACACCGCTAGTATTTAGTATTTTTGATAATACAGTTTGCACGGAGTCACCTAGTTCTCTCTCTTGTGGAGATTGTCTTTTAAAAGCGCTTAACTCGTAGATGTATTGTTCAAATATATCTTGCTGTGCTTGATTAGCAAATAAATTAAACTCTTGAGGTGTAAGATAACCCCTTTGCTCTTTGTTAGCTAAAGCTTGTACTGTTTGATATACTGTATCTACGTTTACTGCCATTTTCTATTATTTTTTATAAGGAAAAGCTTTATTTAAAGCTTCTTTTCTTTTGTTACAACCACAATCTTTTTTCTTACCAAAAACACCATTTCTAGCTAAGAAATTAGTAAATGATTTTACACCAGTGGCTGTTGTAATTTTTTCTACTGTATCACCTAATCCTTTCGATTTTTTATTTTTCATATAATTTAATTTTTAATAAATGGTCGCCCCGAAGGGCAACCATATTATTTATTATTGATTCATTCTTTTTTCAATATTGCTGTAAACCTCCATTCCTTCATCAGTTTTAAACCAATGAGCCAAAGCAGTGTATGGATGCTCATCAAAAGGTATTGTCATTATTTTTCTACCGTTAGATCCCCACATGAAATATCTTTGATCTTGTGATAATCTTAAAAATCCACTTTCAACAGATTTTATACCGAAATTTCTTAACATTACATTTTCATCATCCGCTAACTCTAAGAACAATTTAGGATTGTTACGAGCAAATACTAATAAATCTCTTCTAAGTTCCTTAGAACTCAACTCTGATACCTCAGAACCCTTCTCTACACGCATGATAGCTTCTGCCATATCAATATCTATATTTCTAGCCGCCATTAATGCGTCAACCTGCATGTTTAACACATCTATCTCTTCTTCAGCTATAACTGTTGGTATAAATTCATAAAATAATTTATCTCTTTGCGGGTGGTATAAAGATAATAATTTTTGTAAAATTACCTTTTCTTTTTCTACAAATAAAGTTCCATTTCTAAAAATTATATGGTCTAATCTTTGATCACCTTTCATTTCATCAACAAATGGTGTTTTTTGATTTTGACAATATTTAAGTTCTCTTTCATAACCTTTTTCTTCGTCAAAATAATAAATATTTGCTGATTTTATCATTCTAGATAGTGGTCTTTTATTACCTTTTAAGTAATAAATTCTATCTTTTATTTCCCATTCTTTAGATGGTTTTAATCTTTCTCTTACTTTTGGTTGTTCTACAACCGGTGGAGTTTCAACTACCACTTTTTCTACGTGCTCATCCCCAGGATCTCCCTGATAAGAGTCTTTTTTTGCTTTTTTTGCCATAATATAATATATAATAAAATTAATAAAAAGAAAGGGTCGAGGCCGAAGCCTCGATCCTTAATATAATAAGTGCTTATTTTAATAACATGAAGTTATTAGCACCTTGAGTAACTAGACATCTTTCAGATAACATATGTATCTGCATCGCATCTAATGCTGATGTAGCAGCACCAACTGAACCAGTAGTCCATGTCTTCAATCGTCTGTCATCTGTTTGAGAAGCTCTATAACGAACATGTAAGAATGGACGTTTTAAATTTTTCCCTAACATTTGATCATAAACAGTAGAAGTACCAGCAGGTACCATTACTCCTCTGATTGCGTTACCAGCAGCATTATCATTAACACCACCTCTAGTAGCTTTGTCATTTAAGTATCTCATGTCAGACTTGTAGAAATCGTAAGATCCACGTCTGAAACCAGAGAAACCTAAATTAAGTGCCATATCTTCTGAGTTGTTGAATACTCCGTAAGAAGTACCACCAGCACCGTAAGAATTCATCGAAGCTAACATGTCGTCCATAGCTAACGAAGTAGCTCTGTTTACAAACATCATATATTCTTCAATAGCACCTTGCTTGTCAAACTCAGCTAAGATAGCGTCAAACTCAGCTAGATCAGTAGCGGCATTAACACCAGTTACACCAGAAGTTGTATTACCTCTATCTTCGATAGCAGCAAACAAACCTTCAGTACCAACAGTGTCACCACTTGCGTTACCAAGAACAGTATCAACACCTTGAGCTGCACCAGCACCACCAGCTCCAAAGTTGTGAGCGTTGTCATCACCAATTTCAGCTTCTAACATTGCCATTTCTAAGTAGTCAGTAAAACGAGCTCTAGTATCAGATTCAGCTTTTAAATACCACATGTAACCAGTTTCTCCTGATTCAGCAGCAATTTCAACCCAACCAATTTTAGAAACATCAGATCCAGATACTTCGTAGTAATCTTTCATGATAATCGGTTTGTTAGAGAATGTTTTGAACTTTGGCTCGTTAGCACCTCTAGTATCAGAGTGAGTACCTCCAATAGCGTTATAACCAACACCTTTTCCGTATTCAGAACCAAAAACTAATAAAGTTGTTGCTTTGTTAGCAGTGTTAGCAGCGATAGTAGAACCATCGTATGTTTGAACTGTAACATCACAATTATTAGTACCAGTCATAGAAGCTACGATACCTTTATAAACAGCATCGCCATTAGCCACAATAACAGTATCATTTACTCTAATACCATGATCAACCGTAATACCAGTTTCAGCATAATTAAGCCCATCAATATCAGACTGAATTGTTATAACGCCAGGCGCGTCAATATCACATAAATAAGATAAGTGTAATCTACCTTGCTCAGACCAAATAACTTGATCAGCGGCCATAGACTCTTCAGCCCCAACTTGAGATAAGAAACCTGAAATAGTTCTAGGTCCAAAAACCTCAGCTTCTTTCTCCATTAGGTCTGGTACATATTGTTGTCCCCATCCAGCCGAGCTGTTGAGGTCTAGATAATTTGTAGATAGTGTTTGCTTTCTTGGAGAAGGCACACTATTCAAATTATTTCCTGCAGTAATTGCCATAATTAATAATTTTTAAGTTGTTATTTTTTATTTTTAATTTTAAATTTGAAATCAGCAGTGTTATCTCCTAAAACTTTTACCTTAATTCCACCAGTATTAGTGTTAGGTCCTAACTCTTGTCTTGGGTCCATGTTTACATTCTTAGAATCTTCGATACTTTGTTTTAAAGCATCTGCCTTTCCTTGCTCATAAAAATGTTTAGCTACAGCATCAGGATTCATAGCAGCATGTAAAGCTTTGTGATAACCCGCCTCGTCTACCATTTGTTGATTTTTATCAAGAAACTTTCCGATAAAATTATTAATGTCACTCTGCGTTTCTTTAACTCTACCCACGTCGTTAACATTAAACCTATAATTTTTATCTCCGACATTATATTCAAAACCTTTGAATTGATCGCCAAAAAACTTATTAGTTCTGTTTAAAAAATTAGATTTAGCTTGTTCTTCGTAACGTGTTGTTTGCTCTGCTTCTTTCGTGTACTTGTTATAGAAATCAATAGCTTCTTTCTGCTCATTAGTGAGTTTACTACCAGCTTTGATTTCATCATAATATTTAGACTTTGCACTGTCCAAGTGTTGCCTTGCGTTAGCAACTTGCTCCTTTAAGGCTAATTTTTTTCTTTTAATTTCTTTTTCATCATCTTCATCTTCATCATATTTAAATGAATCTTCCATTAAAAAGTTTATTTCTTCTGCATTTAAATGAGGTTTTGTTTGTTTGTAATACTCATATAATACATCTTGATTATCCATTTCTTTATAATCTTGATTAAGTTTTACATAATCATTTAAATCACCACCAGTTTCTTCTATAAAGTTAACTAGTTTTTCAATATTTTCCGGTAAAGGCTTTCCAGTTTGAACTGCTTCTTCAATAGCTTTGGTAGTGGCTTCAACAGTAACCTCTTCTTTACCACCATCTACAGTTATCTCTTCTAATACTGGAGTTTCTTGTGTTTTTTCTTCCGGTTGTATTTCTTCTTGTTTTTGTGTGGTGTCGGCATTTTTAGACTCTGCAACCACTCCGCTGTTGTCAGCGTTATTTTCTTTAGTTTCATTTTCTTCTGGTTTTATTGGTTTATTTAAATTAACCTTAGTTATAGTTTCTTCTACAACTTCAGGTTTCATTTTCATTGTTTCTTTTACTTTAGTAACATCACCTTTTGTTTCGTTACCATCTGGTTGTTTTTCAACCTTTTCTTTTACTTTTAATTTGCCTACTTCGTTATCTACTTTCGGCTCTTCTTTTTGTTTTTTTGCCATAATATAATATAATAATAGTTAATAAATTTACACGCCTAAATTAAATCCACCTAATATGTCATTTCCAGACGACTCAAAGTCTTTAGGTGGTTTTTGATTTACTCTTTGATCTATTAATTCAGATTGTTGAGTAGCCTGCATTTTAGCTCTATCGTCCTTACGATTTTCAGCTAATATTTGGGTTTCGGTTTTTGTCCTAGCTTCTAATTGTTTCAACTGCATATTAAATTGAAACTCCATCTGCATTAATTGTTTTTTTATTTCCGCCTCTTGTTGTAATATTTGAGACTTACCTTGTGTTTTTATTTCTTCTAATCTAACTTGAGATTTAACAGTAGATTCATTTTTATCAATCTCTGCTTTTGCTTGAGCTGCAGCAGCGTCTGCTTGAGCTTTGCCTTGAGCTTGAGTTTGCTCTAACTGTCTTCTTTGATCTTCTTCTCCTTTTTTCTTTCTTCGTAATTTTAATAATTGATTAGATAGTTTTACGTTTTTAATACTTCTAAGATCAATAGCATCTTCAAGTTCTATACTTTGATTAGCTAATGCTGTTTGAATGTTATTTTCTAACATTGTTCTCTCTTCTTCATCTGGTTCTAACTCTAAAAATATACCAAAATCATAAAGATGTAAATTAGACATTTCTTCTAATGTAGCAACATTATGTGCACCTATTGATTCTATAAAAGCGTTTTTTGTAGGAGAATATTCTATGATATCAGATATCCTAAGAGAAAGTTGTTCAGCTATTTCAGCCGTTAAAAACATGCCACTATTTAAAATATGTCTTGTAGCTGTATTAGAATTTGCTGCAGCCATCTTTTGTACACCAACTAAAGATCTTTCAGCTGGTGTTGAACCATCTGTAGCTTCGTTTAAACCAGTCACGTCTCTTATCATTTGTAAGTAATAATTGTAAGTATTAATTAAACCTTGCATTTTATTACTAGCAGCCATTCCATTGTTTAACTCTTGAATAGGTATTTTACCTGGATTACCTTCTCCTTCTTGAGTATAAGATCTACCAAGTATAGAACCTGTTTGAAAAAACATATTTAAAGCTTCTTGTGGGTTATAATTAGTACCATTACCTAAATCAACTTCTGCTAAACCATCAACATCTAAAAACACCCCATCAGGAACCATACGTGACATTACTTGCTGTATCTTCAAATGTGTTAGTTGAATCATATCAGCAAAACCAGTTATTCTATTAACTAAAGAATCAATTCTTCCTTCGTACATTCTAGGAGCACAAATAGCGTAATTCATTTTAACTTTAGTATAGTCACTTTTAGGTCGCATCATATTAGAAGCTCTTTCCCACTTGATAAGTTGATCAGTACCTAATATCAAAGCACCCTCGTAAAGACATTCCATATTCCTTGATAATTTTTCATACCTTTCACTATCAGGTAATTTATCATCTTTAGCTATGGCTTTTTCACTACCCGTAGCCATTTTTTTAATTTTATAAACCTCGTTCATATAGGTTTTATAATTAAAATATAAAACATCCACCTTATTACTATCAGATTCTTGGTTTGTTTTATGACCATAATAATTAGCGTAAGTACCAGTGCTACTTTTTGCTATTTTCTCTAATTTATCTTGATCTAAATAAGGAAATTGTTTTACTAATTCATTTATAGGTATTGTTTTGACCTCACCAACATAATATATATCATCGAAAAATGGTGAATCAGTGTAAGAATAAACTAGATTAGCTGGATCAACATAATCTATAGTAACACCTTCAGATTGATTAAAAGAAGTTTTAACAGCGCCAATACCACAAGTAACTAAATCTTGATAAAATCTTCTTTTTATTAAATTAAAATCATTACCACGCATTAACATGTTTATAGCTTGTTCTTCTGCTAATTCTATAGACTGTTTATAGTCAAGTTGCATATGTAAAGATAATTCTTCTTCCGTAGCTGGTAGTGTTTCTATTTTACTCTCTTTAGTGTTAATCGCAAAACTATCTTTACAAAATTTATTAAACTCAGCCATTTTCATATCTTTCTCGATATTCTTCATGTACTCAGTTCTTTTTACAACTCCAAAAGGATCTTGAGAGTAAGCTTTTATATCGTATAATCTTTCAGCTATACCATTAACAACTATATCTACAAATTTAGAAATAATAGGAACAGGTGTCCAATCTAAATTAAGATAGGACAAATCACCATTTATAGATAACTCATCCTTATATTTTTGTATAGATTGCTCGCCTCTAGCGTATAATCTTAGTGTGTGAAATTTTGAAACATTACCACGAAATCTATTACTATCACTACCTCCATATGATTTTGAAAACCACTCGTGTTGAATAGCTTTTGCCACCTTCAAGCCATACTCATAGCTCATTTTCTCCAAATCACTAACTACTTGGCTAGGAAAATATTTATTTATAACTGATTCAGCCATACTTAATTTTTAATTATTCTACTCATATTACCTCCTTGATTATATTTAGCAATAGAAATTTCAAGTGGTGTTCTTTCTATCTTTGCGTTTGGTGCATACAAATGTCTATTACAAGCCATTATTGCTAAACCACTACTTATAGTGGCATCAAACTTAGTTCTTTTTGTTATATCAAATCTAGTCCAATCGTTTAAAGTTGTATTAAAATACATATTACCAAACTCTCCATCTGGTTTAATACCTACATGGTCATTTATATACATTTCAATAGCTGCCGCGTGAGCTTGCTTTATATCTTCACTTGAGTTTGGTATACCACCAACTTCTTTTTCTGCTTTAGACAAGTTGTTCCAAACTTTATCAGGTCTATTCATACTAAATCCTCTATAGCCTCTACGTCTTAAATAATACAAAAGTCTAGGTTTGTTATTTTCAGCAAGTATTGGCATTCCATAAAAAACAATTGCCATTAACATATCTTCAAAAAATATCTCTGCCGTTTGTGGTCTTGATAAATATTCTAAAAAAAAGCTATTAGCTGGTGCGTCTTCCATGCTAAATTTAGTTAACCCGTGTAAAGCTCCTTTTGATCCTTTACCATCTACCGTTCCTGATATATCATAAGAGTCACAACCAAAAGCTCCCATATGATGATTACCTGGGTATTTAACACCATTTTTAAGTATTATTTTATTTTGTAAATGTTGAGGTGGCACCCAACTAATCTTAAATCTACCGTTTTGATCTGGATAAAAAACAACTTGCGTGTCTTTAATTCCAGAGGCCCATTGAAAATTACCAGTTGTTACTCCAAGACTTTTGGACATTTCCTCGTTGTAATCTATTTGCTCGTATATTTTAATTAAATTAAATATACTTCCTAACGCTTCATCTCTAAAAGCATGTTCTGTAGTTTTTGGAAACTGTCTATAAAACTCGTTTAAAGCTTCTTGATCTGTTTTTAAACCATCAGCTTCATTTTGCCAATGCTCTATAATACCTATATCTATTAATTCACCGTCTGGTCCGATAACATCATCGTTTGGATTATCAAATACTGGAATTCCGTACTCGTCAATAAATCCTTCGTAGTTCCACTCCATTGGGATAAATAAAGAATACAAGCCAGACTTTGTTTGTCCATTACGGTTTCTTTGCGTGACATCTGATGCATTATATAATTTTTTAAAGTTATCACCTCCTTTGTCTAAAGCGTTGGAAGTACTACCCATCATACATTTACCAACTATTTTACTACCCAACCTTAAACATGTTTTTGTAACCCTCCAGTTGTTTAATATGTTATCAGGTCTTTCCCATTTACCACTTTCGTCATGCACTAACAATGCTAATTTTTCACCGTCATAACTGTTGTCGCCTGTATTTTTCCAATCAATAGTCGTGTCTAAACCTTTTATATCTTCTAACTGTTCGTTAGCTGTTATTTTTTTACGAGTAAACTTACTGGCTGGTACTCTATATGCTAACTCTGTTTTTGGTCTATCCATACCATCTTGTATCGGTTTGAAAAAGAATGGATAATTTATACTAATAGGTACTACTTTATCTGTAAACATTTTTTTAGCATCAGCACCTGTTTTAGATAAGATACCAAATCTACTATCACTCGCAAGAGTAGCTAAATTAACTGTTTCTGCAGATGACATAAACGAAAATCCTGAACGACGGTTTTTAAGATAGCACATTCCGTAACATCTTTTATCAGCTTTACAAGCTTCCCAGAATATAAAAAATAATCTATTTGCTTCTCTAAAATCAGGAGCACCTACGTCTATTTTACTCCATTGAAGATACATATAATGTGTACCTGTTAAATACGTTGGTTTATCTTTATTAAAAAACCAAAAACCTTCTTCTCTACGTTTAAACTCTTCGTCTATATAATCGTACCACTGTTCTTTTGACTCCTCTGGATAACTTCTCCAATCAAATATATTTTTTAATCTACTTAATTCTTTAGGTGTTTCAAATTTTACCCATTTCTTTTCGGGGTGCACGTACACTCCTTTCGGTTCCAACGGCAGCCCAATTCGCAAACCTTGAATTTCATATATTTCTCCAATTTTTCCAGTCTTAGAGATAACCACGATATCATGTTCTTTATCATATCCATATTTCCATTTTTTACCACGGTTTAAACGTGTAATTGTTGTTTTTTTAATAGGTTGTATAACCTTAAATAAATTTTGCTCGTACATTACTTAGATCTACCTTCTGCGAATCCTTTAAAAGCTTTTTTCTCTGTCTTTTCAGGTGTTTT